ACTGGACGCCTGGCAATCCTTCGAGAATTTAGCTTCGAACGCCAAATGGTTCCTAGAATCAAACTACTTAATAGCTACCTTGCCGCATAGCACACAAAAATATCTTATGGATTATACGGGAGATGGTAGCATCGCCTGTATAGATCCTGCTTGTGACTCATAGAAGGTCTTGTAACGGGGGTCAGATGTTTGCACCTCTCCTTGATTAAGCCACACATCAGTATCTTGGGGACAACTAAAAAGCGAGAAAATAACCGATTCACTATCATCTTCAAATTGTACAAACATAATCCATCCTTCAAATAGAGTAGCAGGTGATAGTCCCGGAAATGGTCATTGTACCGGCTGTCGACGTGCCAGTGTAAAATAGTGTTTGCGCTGTGACTATAGGAACATCTGTAAATGGAACGTTTAGTCCGCCATTCACGGCAGTGTTGTTTGTGTTAATCCCGCTACTACCAATAAAAGAAGTTGATCCCATAAACGTAGCTGCAATAGTAGCACCCGAAATACTGGAAACTACCTGAATATTCCCTCGACAAGTCCTAGCATTTTTCGGAACAACACCGGCAATCGAGAACGGAACTGGCGACCCTGATTGCGTTGTTGTGGTGATAATGTACACGCCAACTATGAAGATCTGTCTGTCAGCTATGTAACACGCCACAAACTGACTGCTTGCGTTGGTTGGAACAACGGTTAATAGCGCCGACGCCGTGTAACCAGCCGGCATATTTGCACCGCCATAGACCTCTGCTGCTACCGCTGCCGTGGCATTCGACGCGAGAAGCGCTGAAACCCCAGTGGTGGGATTGGAAATGGCATAAATGGCCACAAACCCACTTACCGGAGCTGTGCCGGTATCCATACCGCCAGCGCCTGTGGTCGCCAGGTTGATTGTCTTGTTGAAGCTTGCGAGACAGTAACGCAGTCCGCCAAGCGCGGTTTCTACGACGATCTCATCAGCAGTCAGCGTCGCAGTCGCGGATGCAGCTGCTACTGACATCCTGAGGTTTCTGGCCTGCCCAACAACCCCCGCAACCTGGCTGAATTGAACAGCATGCTGGCTTTGGGTTGCTAGTGCGACCTGCAACGCCCCCCCCGGAACTGTCAATCAGAACCCATGATCCGCCACCAATAGAAGTGTTGTACTGCAGCCAAACATCGCTGTTGACGACGATTTCGCCACCTTGAAGGGCGCTGTGCCCGAAGCCAACGAGGGGTTTTGCGCCCAAGCCGTTTGGGTTGAACGTGCAGGCACCGGTGTTGGCTACGGAGGCTTTGTACTTGAGAACCATGCCGTCAGTCAGCGCGGCAACCGGCGGGTTGAACGCCGCTGTGTGCGCGTTCGCCGTGCCACCTCCAGCGGCGTAAGAACCGCTGCCAATTTGCGATAGGCCGTTGATTGCCAGTTCGAGGTTGGCCAGCAGCGTAGCGGTAGTACCGTCGTCGACTGCGTTCTGCCCAGAGCGGTTGGCGATCAATTGCCCGATCACGGCAGCCACAATGGATGATTGGCGCCAGGCCTTGTTCAACTGAGCAGAGTTGGCGGTACCCGAAGAAAATCCGTTAAGACGAGCTGCAAGAGCCAAGTAGTCTGCTTGAGACATAACATTGGCGCCCACGGCAGAGCCGAACGGCAAGAAGTCATTCGTTGGCATAAAAACCCCGAGTTATGAGTAGACTTTTCCCCAACTTCCTTGATCGAAGCCGGCGACGTATTGATTGGCGACATCGAACCCGAAGAGCGGGCCGTCAGTGGTTGGTGCGATGTAATAGAGAACGCCGACGCTTTGTGGCTTGATGGGGATGTACCCACCAGTGAGCAGTGCCAGCTCGATCGCACTTGGCGCCTTGCCGGCTACACCAATGGTGATGGTCATGTCCTGGTTGTCCTGGATGAACACCTGCGAATCACCACTGAACACCGAATCCAGAATCTCTTTCGACTGTTCGAGCGTGCCATCCCAGCGGTTGGCACCAATCTTGGCTTTGAGCAACGTACGATAGGTTTCGTTGTCGAGCGTGGTTATGCCCGAATCCGGATCAAATGGCCCTTTCCATGCTCCCTGATCAAACCCCAGGCCGTCAGTGTCCAGCGCAAAATAAACATTGGTCAGCGGTGTAGAAATGTTCCGCGATATCCCGACCCACAAACCCACATCATCAAGTTGCGCGTCTTCAGCACTATCGAGATCAAAGTCTTCAGGCAGCCCCGCGGCGACCTCATTCGTGTCAACAAAGCACTGGGCAATGCCCTCAACCATCGCCATGTACGTGGGCTTATCCGCGTGCTGGTTGGTAATTTTCCCGGTGTAGTCCTTGATATCTGCCATGTCAGGTCACCGTTAGGACAATGCTCGCCGGCGTGCAGGAGGCTGCTTCGTTGAATGCCAGCGGCACGTCAGGAGTGCCGGGGCCGCCCGGGCCTGATAGCGTGAGCGCGGTCAGCTTGAACGTGTTGCTGCCTGGAATGCTGTTCGCCGCTGTGAGCGCGTCCGCCCATTCGACCGTTCCGCTGGGGCCGCCACCGATTGCCACCAGGTTGACGTAGTCGGATACGGCCTGCTGAAGCGCAGTGCCGATAGCCGAGGTGTATCCAGGCAAAGCCTTGAGGGATGCCGCCGCTGTGATGGCGCGATAAGTCGGCCTGAAAAAGTTGATCGGGATCGGCATACCGTAGACATTCAGCACCGTCGCTGATGTTGTACCGTAGGTCCCGCCACCCGGGCCTTTTTTGCCTGCGATGGCTGAGGCGATAGCGGATACATCACCACCCTCCACTACCATCGCCAGGCTGTTTCCGGGAATTCCGTTCACGTCGGTGACTTTGGTGTCGTTGTCGTAAGCGACGTACCGGGTTACACCGGCAACACCGGCTACGGCCCCGATGGTGCCCTCAAGCACGGTTCGGGACGGCAATCCCGTAGATGTCTTCTGCCGCTGGCGAAGCGCTGAATCAGTTTCGACTGGCGCGCCTTCACTGGCTGGAAAGGCGTTGGAAACACTTTGCCAGCCGCGCGTCATCGTGGCGATTTTGTTGATCTGATCAGGCCCGGCCGAAATGGCGCCGGCCGTCGCACAAACTGCCGTAACAATGATCGAGCCCGAAGGCGGGATGGTCACTGTCGCCGGAAGCACCCATTTGTTGTTGTTCTGGTCCTGGGCGAAACCTTGGGTAATCACGGTGCCCGCCTGGCCAACAATGGTCAGATCTGCCTGGGAGTTCGTCGGCACCGCCCGACTGATGCCGTTGATCTTCACGTTGCTGGAAAGCGCGGCCTTTTGCGCGGTGCCCGGCGAGAACGACAGATAGGCAGCAATCGTCGCGGCATTGGCATCGCTGATGGCCAGGGCGATCACACCGAGAAACTGACCATCCTGCGAATCGGATTCAAGATAGATGTCGTCACCGTAGATCGATCGGTACTTTGACTGGAGATAGGCTAGGACTTCGGCGTAAGTCGGCGCGGAAATACCGGTCGCCGAAATGGTCGGTGCAGTTGGAGAGGCCATTTAAAGTGTCTCGCTGATGGTCGTCTGCCCGAAGTCCGTGGTGATTTCCACCGTGGGAATGAAGGTTCGGGTTTCTGGATCGAAGGTGCTGTCGTAGCTGTCGATCTGGGTAACGCCTTGCGTGCCAAGCACACGCCGCTGAACGGCAGAGTCACGCGTGGCAACAGTTCGTTCACCCAGCACCTGGGTGCTCCACGGCATACCCTCGGTTTTGTCGAGGAACCATTCGCCCTGCTCGAGCTTCAATCGTGTGCTCACGGCCTGGGCCGGGGCCTGCGGTGTGTCGTGGTAGAAGTCAGCCTGCTGGTGGCCAAAGGTGTAGTCACCGTTGGCGTCGAGCTTTCGGTATCTCATGGCACAGGTACCCCACTCGTTCCGGTACCGGCCTGTACCTGACTGGTTTTATGCTGCTGCAGGCTGATCGTCCCCACTACTCGCCGAAGGCACGCAAACGGACACAGCTGGACGCCAAGCTACACTGGAATGCGGTGACGCCTGACTACCTGACCAAGTCCTTCGCCCAGGCGCGGGACGATTCGAAGGCTTACGAAGAATTGCCGGTCGGCGAGCGCCCTACTTTCCATGAGATTCGCGCACTCGGGGCCTGGCTGTACGAGCAGCAGGGTTTCGAGCAGGAATATATTCAAGGCTTGATGGGTCACGCCGACGTAAAAATGACTGAGCATTATCAGGCTGGGCACGGCGATGATGCGGTGGTTTAT